ATTGCATGCTCAACAAGTAGTTCTTGAGTTTATACATGCAATTAAGTATATCAGATAAAAATAAACAATATGTTGTATATTTTTGTAAATTTTTATAGAATATACCAAACCATAACAATATGTGGTACAAATAACTATTATGAGTGAAGGCAAAGAAATAAGAAAAAGTTTAGCAGTAGATCCTAGCACCTACGATCTATTGTGTGAGATTTGCAGTATGGAGCATAGGTCTAAAATCGATCAGCTCAAGGTACTAATACAAAAAGAACACAAACGATTAGCTACGATACATGCAAATGAAGAAGTGGCTTAACAACATCATGGCTAGCGACAAACCAGTGCCTCAATCTTACAGGCCCGTCATGGAGGCTCAAGAAATAGTAGATGTGTTTAGTAGAACTACATTACATCAACAAGCAGCCTTACTTAGATTAATTAGCAGAAATGTAATTATCAATGTTGACGGCGAAGATATACATGGCCTAGACCTAGATTACGAGGTTGAGGGCGCAGTAATAAAAGCTAGCGAATCGCTAGACTAAAGAACCCAAACCACCCATCTGTCGCATTGCGATCTCACGATCTTTTTCATCTGGCAATATTGTCGGCGACAACATTTCTGGTGGTGTGAGGTTCGATTGTGGCATGTCAAAAACAGGTTCTTGAGACATCGGCAAAGAAAAATTAGATAAATCTTGTTGTAACATATTGTTATCCATAGGCGTAGCTTGTTCTACAGCCACAGTAATTTCAGGGATTGTTTGCATACCGCTTGGCATTGTTTCAGACGTTTCTACTTGTTTAACCAAAGGTTGTTTTATGTCTCTTAAAAATTGTTTTGCTGTTTGTAAAGTGTCCTTTTGTGCATTGTTATTTTCACCTAACATATTACTTTTAGCTAATGCAGATGTAATCAAAAATGGAGTTTGTTTTTCATCCATTATTTGTTGTTTTGAAACTTCTGGCACAACCATTTGTTCAAAAGACCTCAAATCATCTAACTCTTGGTTAGAAAACAGAGTATTAAACAACTCTTTGTTTTGATTTAATTTTTTTGTCAAAGTTCCTTTGTCTGAAAAAACTTTTAACTTCATAGCATCTTTGAGCTTTCTTGTTAGCACATCAAATTTTTTTTGTGGTAATGTAGCCTCTAGTTTACCCAAAAACAAAGGCGCACTATCTTTTGGTGCAAACTTGTTGTGTGCTAGTAAAAAATTAGCAGTCTCCTCACCACTAAATTGTTTATTGATTACCCTTTCCAACATTTTATTTGCAGTTTTTTCTACTATCTCAAACGGCTCGTCTGTTTCTTCCAAACCAATATACGATTCATAGAGTTTTGGTGCATAGGTTAGTTGTTCCTGCATGTCTTTATCATCACTAATAAAACCCCTGTCTATTTCATTATCTATGGTGCGATCTACTATGTTTTTAAACCTTTGTAGTGGTATTGTTTTATTTTGTTGTAATTCTGTTTGTAACCTGTCTACATATTTTTGTAGTTCTGCAAACACCTGGTCATTATATTTAGAACTTTCTGCATCATTTGATATTCTTTGTAAGGGCACAATTTGATTTGTAATTTCTGTATTTTGTATTACATTTGGGTCAAATGTCATCTCAATCTTACGCAGTATTTTTTCTGCTATATTTGGCTCTTCATCAGTTACAGCACCACCCTCTGCAAAAGTTTCCTCTTCTTCACTTTCATCAAACTCTTTAGATAGTTCTAATGCCTCTGCCTTGATAGTATTTACGTCTTTATTATCGAGCTCCTTATCTGTTTTATTGTCTAACAATAACTTTAGTAACTCTGCATTATCTATATCATCAGCTCTCATAACCTCACCAGTAAGCCTAAGACCTCTAGCTATATCTAATGCTGTCTGCCCTTGTAGCGGTTTTAAACTTTTTTCTAGCTGTCCTATTTTAAAAGCTGTTTCACCTACCAACCTAGGAGATTGAAAAGGCAATCCTGCCAACATTGTTGGATTTACAAAAGCGCCGTAACCAGCAACACCACTTGCACTTAAACCCTGTAACCCTCTAGGTGTTATACTGCTCAGTGCTTGCCCGCCTATTTCAGTTATCAAGCTAGGGTCTAAATCTTCAAGCATATTAAGTCGGTTGCCGTAAGATGTATTTACATTATTTCGTAAAGCAGATTGCAACTTTCTCAATGTGGTACCTGCTTGTTTATTTTTGCCAATGGATAGTTCTTGCATAAATTGTCGCTCTAGTTTAATAGCTGTTTCGTAATCCTTCATTACTCTGCCGTATTCTGGAACTTCATCTAATATTTTAGATTTAACTACGTTTCTTAATTGTGCAACAACAACACCAGAATCACCTACATTTAGGCCTGTCGGATATTCTGCATCAATCCGTCTTTTTAAAATATCTAGACCTTTAGCGTTATGTAGTTTTGGGTTTTTTTCAAATTCTTTTACAATTTTTTTTAGGTCTGATAATTTAAGTTGAGCTTTTTTTGATAATTCAGAAACCCCCTCAAACTTATAACCGCTTTCAAAAGTTTTTATTGCATCTGTAATTTTAGAAAAATCTACAGGTGTAGTTTCCAACTTTAGTGTTTGTTTATCTTTTTTAAATTTACCCCTAGTTGCTGTTTGTCTATCTTTTAGAGCTTGCACTGCTTTTGGAACTATCTCCTCTGGAGCGACATCACCGCGCAGATTATCTAAAAACATTTTTTGCACTTCTGGACTACTAGCACCTGCTCTTGCTGCTACTTGTATTGCATCTGTACCTGCGCCTGTTGTTAAACCTACTAATGGTGCTGTGAGCTTACCAGCTCCAACAGCCGTAGCTCCAACTAATTTGGCACCACCCAATACAGGATCGATTGCTGTACCTATTTTAGAAACAGTTTGAGTGGTTTTACCTGCTACACCAGGTACTTTAGCGGCCACACCAGCTCCACCAGTAAACACTATAGCAACATCGCTCAAAACTCCTAGTGGGTCAGTAGCAAAAGACTGTTTGAAAGCATCAAATGAACCATAACGGTCTGCAAAAAATTTGCCTACTGCTTTTGCAGCCTCTTCATCTTCATCATAAGTAGTAGGCTCTCCTGGCGCTATTAGTTTTACTATTCCTTTACCAAGTGATGTTAAAGATTGAGCCGTTTCTATTGGGTGTCTTATTGGATATGTGACATCTTTTGCTAATTTTACTGCGCTTGATGGTAGATTTTTTACAGCCTCAGTTAGAACCTCACTGCCTGTAAGACTTTCTTTTTCTTGTTCTTGCGTAGGTTTTTGAATCGCCTCAAGTTCTTCTAGCAAACTCACTGTTCTTCTCGCGCCCTAACCATTTCTAAAATAATTTCTTGCTCATCTTCGTTTGCATTAACAAAATATTCTTTGAGCTCTTCATCTGTCATACCCTCAAAGTCAGACTCTTGCACAAGATCACTCATAATACTTTCAAAATCTAGTAGTGGTATTGTGTAGCCTTTTAATGTACCTTTTTCTTCGTAATAAGCTATAGCTGCCTCTTTTGATCTAGCCGCTTGATCTACAGTGTCATAAAGCCTTTGTAGTCTTGCGACGTTTCTGTTTTCATCTAAGTATTGGTTAAAGGCTGCATTTACGAGCCTATCACCCTCTCTCTCAGTAAATTGTGCACCAAGTTTTTCTCTCAGAGATTGAAAAACTACATCTCTTATATCACTCATAAAAGATGCGGCATCTGGTGCAAGCGCACCCATAGCAGCATCACCCAACACACCAATAGCAGGTCCAGAGACATTAAGCTCACCTGCCTCTAATATTGCAATTTTTTCTTGTAAATTTTTAAGATTACTTTTTACCTGTGGGCCGCCTTTTAAGACGTAATCTGCCATAATTTTACCAAATTCTTCATCTACTTTTTTTTGTCCTGGTGTTAAATCTAAACCGCCAGGTGATCTGCCTTTTCTTTTTTCTTGTTCTATCATAAATAGGGCATAGGGATCTTGGTTTTTCATTTTATCCCAAGTTTTTCTATCCTCAGGACTTAAAGATTGATAAAACTTAAAATTAGACATATCTGCCGTGTCTTTTGCATCACCAGCGGTACCAGATTGTTTTGCTAATTCAAACAAGGCTTTATCTAAAAAGTCAGATGCCGCCTTTTCATCACTCATTGCTAACTTGGCCGCTTGTAATCCAATTTCTTGTCTTGCTTGCTCCATCAAGCGATCTCTCTCACGCATATCAGCAGATGCTAAATTAAATCCCATAGCTAAACCCTGTCCGATTGAGTCTGGTCCCGCACCTTGTTGTTGTGCTGCTAATCCTTGTGAAATACTTGTAGCTAAATCAAAAATATCAAATTTATCTGGTTGTGGTGCAAATTGTGAGAGTCTATCAACATACTCTTGTTGCGTCGTATCAAAATCAAAACCCTCAACTCTACCTCGTAGTTCCGCTGCTAGCTCTTCCATTCTTCTATTTTGCTCCTCAATAGGATCGCCGCCCAGTTTCATGTCAATAGATTCATCAATTTGTGCCCTACTTATCGTCATTGTGAACCTCCGTATAATTTACCTAATGCACCAAATGCAGCTAATCCTGTTGATAATCCAGATTGCATAGCGCTTGGCGGTGGTGCAAATTGTGTTCTTGTTTGGAACTGACCAGCAGGTGCCATACTCACAAACGGTGCTAATGCTTGATACTGTAGCAACGGAGTCATTTGTCTTTGTTGTAGGTTTCTACGTTGAGCATCTAACATTTGCTGGGCCTGTTGCTGTTGTTGTGATCCCATGCCGTAAAGTGCAGATATGTCAGATGCCGATGCGCCTGCTGCTTGCGCTCCAAGACCTTGTAAATTAGATCCAAGGCCAAATTGTCCTGCTTGTAAAGCCTGTCCTGCACCCATTTGTGTGCCAGCTAATCCAGCTCTTGCACTACCCAAGGCCTGTTGGCCTGCCAAGGCTTGCTGTCCTGCTCGCGACAACGCTTGTTGTTGTGTGGTTCCTAAACCAGCTAGTGTTTGTCCTAAGTTTTGCTGTGCTGCTAATCTTTCAGCCGCCGTGCCTCTCAACATACTTTGCAATGCTTGTTGTGATGCTAATTGTTGACCAGCTGTACCTCTTTGGAACTCAGCAAGATTTTGACCTGCACCCAATCTTTGTCCTGCGAGTGATCCTAAACCACTAGCTAATGCTTGTTGTGCAGCTAATTGTTGACCTGATAAACCAGATAATAGTCCAGTTAATTGTTGTCCAGCGCCTAATCTCTGTCCAGCTAAACCTGCTAAACCGCTTGCAGCAGCTCGCTCTGCTTGTTTTTGTCTTGCAAACTCGCCTAAAGCAGCCTGTTGAGCTCTTTGGAAGCCACCAGACCTAATACCACCTAAAGCCTCGGCTAAACCTCTACCAAGTGCTTCTTGACGCTCAGAAGCTCCTAAACGCGCCCTAGAGCCAAATGCTGACTCACCGCCTCTTGCTATGTCGGATGCTCTAGCGCCAATATCTGACTTAGCACCTTGTTCTAAAACATCTTCTATGGTTTGTTGCACAACTTGATCTTCAAACGGATCAAAAAATCTACCTGTCATAGAGGGATCAAAACCACCAACCGAACCTCGCAAAAGACCTTCTGGATCCCTTAAACCTTGTTCTAATCTGTCAACGTCCGAAATGCCTCTGCCAGCAATACTACCTGTTCTTGCACCAAATTGTCCTGTCGCACCTCTTTGTATGCCCTCGACATCTGATAATCTTCTTCCAAACTGATCTACACCACGCTCTAATCCAAACTGAGATCTACCTAAGCCTCTAGCAAACTGTCGTGCTGCTCTTTCAGCACCAGTCTCTACTCCTGATATTCTTCTGCCAAATTGATCTGTAGCGCCTCTTGTTATGCCTCTTGCCTCATCCAACGAGCCTACTAAAGAACCAAGACCAGCCTCTCGTAAACCCCTAGCCTCGCCAACACCTCTTGCAATATCTGCTACTGCTTGTTCTGCTGTGCCCAATGATTCTCCAACCCCGCTTTGCAAAGCACCTAGTCCACTGAAATATGCTTGAGTAGCTTGATCTATAAAAGGTTGTTGCATGCCCACCGATTGTCTTTGTAATTGCATAGCTGCAAGCTGATCTGGACTGAATCCTGCAACTTGTTCATCTATCACGACTGGTTGGCCTTGATCATCGTAAAAAACCTTCTCAGCAGCTCTCATGGCGCCTGGTATAAATCCACCTTGACCACCTATGCCAAATAATAATTGTTCTGTTAATGGATCTAATCCTACTTGTTGTTGTGTTACGCTCGCAGCAAAAGGACTTTCATTTGAAACATTAACGGGAGCTGTTGTGTCTGTAGGTTGATTAGCTGCAACGGTTGTAGATGCAGGTGGTGTCACTGGCTCTGGTGGTGTCACTGGAGTTGGTGTAGTTACAGGATTTGGTGCTGGATCTGGAGTCGGTGGAGGCTCAACTATTGGGTCTGTTGGTGGTACAAATATTTCACCTGCCCTGTCATCAAAAAAATCTTTTGGAAGCGAAATTGTTGGCGGAGGCTCATCAATTGGGGGTCTAGACCTATATCTGGTCTCTGGTAATGGTGGCAAGCCAAATTCTTGTGGTGGTACTAATCCTCCGCCTCCAGGTGTAATAGTTCCTAATATTGGGTCTGTACCACCACCTCCAGGTACAATATCGCCTACAATGGGTCCTCTTGATCTACCTGCCCTTGGGTCTGGCAAAATAGGGTCTAAAGGTCCTGTTTCAAATAAACCTGGTTTAGATTGTCTAACAGGCATTATGTTGCTTTTCAAAAATTCTGTTCTAGCTTGTGGATTGTTTTGTAAAAAATCATTTAATTGTCCTCTATAGCTAGCCATAGAACTTGACCCTATAGTTTGTACTCTTGTGATAGGATCAGTGTATGGAGTCATATCCATAGTCATCATGTCAGGGGGTCTTGGTGCATCAGGATACTTTTGGAAGAAAGCCTCTTGATTCATAGGATCAGGTGCATCTATTGGGCCTCGAAATTTTCTACCAGGATCTATTGGTATATCTATTGGCTGAAGTGGTCTTGGTGGAGGTAAATCTATTGGAGGAGGTATAATAGGTCCTCTTTCATTAGCAGAACCAGGCAAAGGCGTAAAAGAATCTGGTATTCCATAATTAATACCACCACCGCCAGGAACATCAATTGGTTGTACTGGTATTGGTTGTGGACCGCCTTTTATTGGTAATAATTCTGATGGCTTTCCACCACCTATACCACCAATAGATATAGGGGGAATGGGTCTACCTATCGGTGGTAAACGTAAATCTCTTGGTAATCCTGGTGGTAATATTGGCATTAAATTTTCGACTTCTTCTTCAAACCTGGGTCGAATACGTCTTATTGTGTCTTTAAATAATCCCATTATGATGCCTTAGCCTTACCAGCAAACGTATCCATCATTTTATACATTAGATCCATACCACGCTCTCTGTCCTCTTCTAAGGTAGGCATAAGACTAATGATACCGTTGGGGTCTGCTTGCATTTCGTATGAACCAGCGCCTCTTACAGCTCTTCCTGTCATAACAAATTCACCGTCACTCAACATAGCTGGTATATCATCGCTGGTTTCTGTGCCTGGACCGTTTATATCACCGTCCATTCTAGGAAACATGCTCGGATCCATTTCACCGCCCTCTTGCATTTGTACGGCACCGCCTTGAGCAAAAGCCATTATGCCACCTGCACTCATGCCTCTAGGCTTACCACCAGATAGCTCTGGTATTGTGCCAGCTGGCAATAAACCAAACTCTACAGGATTTGGAGCAGGCTGTCCCATTCTTCTGGCTATTTCAGCCTCAATGTTGTATCTGCCTGTTGGACTCATGGTTGTAAGAGGTGTTAAAGGCACGCCTTTTTGTTTTTGTGCATCTTCATAAGCTAATTTACCGAGGCCAGCAGCTAAAGCACCAATGCCACCCATTTTAAGCGCGTCACCGAAACCACCACCCAAAATGTTACCTATTACACCTGGTTGATCTTCAGTGCCTAAAAACGTTTGTCTTAGTGTTGGCCCTAAAGTGCCATCAAAAGGACCTGTTTGTTGTGCTGATGGAGCAAGCGGCTGTATTTGCAAAATCTGTTCTGTGGTTAAGTTTGCATAATCGGCTTTTGTAATTGGTTTACCTTCTAGAGTTCCTATAACCTCATCTGTTGGCATTTGTTGTTGATTTACTAATCCACCAAAAGGACCACCTTTTAACATACCGCTTAAACTTCCCAAACCTTGCAAACTACCAAAACCACCAGCTGCGCCTCCTGCTATACTTGATATGCCAGGTATGTTAAGTCCACCAATACCACCTAAAACACCTTTAGCAAGAGTGCCCTTTAATCCTAAAGCGCCACCAACCTTACCAGCTACGCCACCCAAAACACCACCTAAAGCTGTGCCTACGCCTGGTATAAATGCAGCAATTGGTGCTACTTTTTTTACAACTTTTTTAAGTTTTTTACCTAGTTTTTTAAAAAATCCAAATTGCTCTAGTCCTGTAACAGAATTAAGACTAGCTACGCCTGTACCAACAACTGCTTGCTCTGGATTTATACCTGCTTCTTTAAATTTTTTCTCTACAGCTGTTTCAAACTGTTCGTCCTCAAAAAACTCTGGTGGTAATACCACTTCACCTGCTCGTAAGTGTGCAAGCTGTGTGTCATCGCCTTCGCCTTGCAGTGCTAACTCTTGAGCTACCTGTCCTAATGGAGCTGCTGATACTTGTTGTGCTCTTTGTAACAACTCAGCTAATGCTTTTTCATCTGCTGGCGACATATCCTTAAGTGACATACCAAAGCCTGGGTCCATGTTTCTAAAACCGTCATCTGGGCCAACGTAAAACCTGTCTTGATATGCTCTTTGTGCAGGTGTCATGGTAGGCAAACTACTCTCAGGAACTAAATCTCTCTGCATGTAAATTCCTTCTGATCTATCTTCAATACCATTCTGATTTACGTCTCTAAACTCCATGGTTTTTCTAATACCTGGTACCATGCCTTTAGGCAAAGGCGAACCATCAACCAATCTAGGTGCTGCTGCAGCACGTTTTGCATCCTCAAGCATCATAAGTGCTCTAGGATCCATTTTTGGTTGTGGAGCCGTCATACCAACACGTTGTGCGTCTCGTTTTCGAGTAAGCCTATCTATTCTTTTTTGTAGTCTTTTGCTTGTCATGGTGTACTTACTGTTACAGCTCCTATACTTATTGTTGCAGAGACACCAGTTGGATATGTTTGATGCTCATACAGGTTTCTAAACTGTGTGCCATCAAAGGCTTGGTGAACCTCTGTCGTTGAGTTAAATATAATAGCACCTGTAGCAAATTGCAACTTGCTAATGTCTGTGGAGTTAAACGATTTTATGCTATCTGGGTCGACTGATCCTAAGTTTATTTCTAATATTCTAATTAGTCTGTTAAAAGTATCTGCTGAAACCGTGTCACCATCTGCTAAAGGTAACTGTGTAGGTAATAATTTACTCATTATCTACGTCCAGATGGTTGAACTTCTACTCTTGTGCTGCCAAGCCTCCACTTGTAATTTTTCTTATCAGATTCGGTATTATCATCATCTGACTCAAACCGTAAGACAAATTGCCTTGCTCTAGTGCGTAAAGAACCAAATGTAGAACTGCTAGTAATTTGAGTGGTTGAGTCGGTTGCAAGTGTTAAATTATTAAAATCACGTCTTTTAACCACAACATTTATTGCGGGACTTTGGCTAGTGCCTGATTGATTTACAAACAGTATATCTGGCAATATGCGTTTTAGGAATACAAACCTATCTCCATCTGCTATATCAATATCAGCTGATTCTACAAAAACACCGTCCATAGCACTTTCATCATCGTTAAAACCTACTTCGTGTTCATATATGCGTTTATTAGTGCTTTCTTCTCCAGCAGCTAATGGTTTATCTAAGACACCAGCTGCAAGCCAACTATATCGTTCTAGTGTGCCTATGCTCCATGAGTTTTCTTCATAGTTATAAATAACATATCTAGATATTTCTGTTTCATTGTCGGTGATTGATGGGTAAAAAAACCATATTTCTGAAAACTCCTCATTTAAACCAGCAAAACATTTGAAGGCTTGGCTTTCATCTAAATCAGAAAACACATAATCCTGCACACTACATGGTAATTTTTGCACTGACCCATTGTAAAAATAAAAACCCTTTTTAGACATGTAAAACACACCTTTAGGTGAGTTGGCAGCTGCCTTTGGACCGATCAATCCAGCTCCCTCATTTATCAAATTTATAGCAAAAGTTAAAGGAGGTCCTATAAAATTCATGGAATACAAAGAAGTATCTGTCCATATTAAAATTTCTTGCCTTGCTTTGATGCCACCAACTATAGAAGATCCAGACGACAATCTTAATGAGCCAGCTGTATTTGTTGATAATGGTTCAAACTGTAATGGATTCTCTTGATCGCTAAAGGCAACTAACATAGGGTCTAGTGCGCCTGTTCTTGAAGAACCGCTGATTGGGTCAGCGCCTAATACCACCAAATGTCTGTCTGTTTCCGAAGTAATAACTTGTAATGCTTTGGTGGGCACTAAATTAGCTCCACTTGTTGTTGCTAAATTTACTGCTCTTGTAGATAGGCCGTCATTTTCAACCCACCTAAATATACTGTCTCCTCTAGGATTTATTATTAAATCTTCACCGTAATTGTCATGTGTCCATAAACGTAATTGATTTGATGATGAGAGAGGAGTTGCTGAACCCCAACCACCTGCACCCCAAGTTCCTACACCCCATCCCGATGCTTGAACATAAACATCAAGACCAGAGTTAATTTGATAAACTGCATCTGTGCTAGATCCTCCATTACCAGAATCACTTGCATTTGCAGTAACGGTAGTTCCACTGGTGTCCTTTGCTGTTATTTGATAAGTGTTTGTGCCTGTCACTAAATCTATCTGATACTCTTGATTTAACACTGTGGCTGTAACATTGCCTCCTAAACTTACAGCGCTAGAGAAAGTTACAAAATCACCATTGACTGCGCCGTGGCTAGCGTCTGTAACTGTAATTGTAGAAGATCCATTGGTTGCAGCAAAAGTTGCTGCGTTTGTGGTAGTTTTTCTTATAGGGGTAATATCATTGTATGCACCACCCTCTTCTATGTAGTATTTATTTGTGGTGCCAATGCCTAAATATTTGCTTCCACTTAAAGAAATCCATGAATGTAAGGCTCTCGCAGATCCGATTAGCTCGTTTGGAGATAGCTTCTCCCAACCACCTATTTTTTCTACTTTACCTTTACGAAATCTTATTTTATCGCCGTCAACCCAACCGCCCTCATTTGAGTAATCGGTTTCTTCTTTATTAATACCTGGCGTAAAATTAAGTTTTGATAACGGCATAATGCGACATCTATGCTAACCTAATAATTGCGCCTGTCGCTGTAGCGCTAGGAAAAACGATAGTAAAATCTCCTGCTGTAGAAGTTTTGTCACCGCCGAAGTCAATAGCTGCCACTGCTTTGTCAGAGTTTGTGTCGTTATATATTAAACAACCTCTTGCAGTTACCGTAGCATTGCTAAACGTTAAATCTGCAAAATCACAAACAGCCGTTGTACCAGATGTAGTAGGTGTAACGTTAGTCAACGCCGATCCACCAGATGTATAGTTTGTGCCAGATGCTTGACCCGTAGTTACAAACGCCGTAGTGCCAGCACCCAAGGTAGCAGAGCTTGTATATAAAGCTAGCTTAAACGAGTTACCACTAGACGCTGTAAAATTATGAGTACCTACGAGTAACTCTTGTTTGAAACTCGTACAAATTGCCGATGTTATTGCCATTATAGCTCCTTCAATATTTTAGCCATGTCGCTGTGGCCCTGTTTTTCTAATAAATTTGCATAAGTCGTATTCTGTGACTTTATTGCATTTTTTATAGTATATAAGATTACAGTATAAACTTGGTTTTGAAAAGCCAAAGCCTGTTGTTTGATATGCTCAGGCGCACTGTCTGAAATGTCACATATTTTTTTAGTTGCTTGCGCTGCCCAAAACTCTGGGTCGTGACCTTTACCCTCTGTGGTTGTAACACCTACTTTACCTAAAACGAAGTCGCTTTCAACACTCATCCTTTATATGGTTCTGGTGGAACCACGTCCTCATTTATTTTTAACCCATATTGCTCTAACTGTTCATTTATTTCTGCATAAGGTCCAATGATAAAATTACCCTCATGTGGCACCGCCACTAAAGGCTTATCTAATCTATGAAAACCGTAAAGTTTTTCAGCTGCAGGCACGTTACTGTCTAGCACTGTTGATCTGCCACTTATACCAATAAGTATATCTTCGCTCATACATTTGCTTATCCAAAACTCAACACAAGCTCTTCCTGCTTCTGCAAAGTGCATGTTTTCTTTATAAGAAAAATCTATACCAAATAAATCTAATCTGCCAACTTTTGACCAAAGTGCAAAAGCTATGGCATAAGCAACCGTGTTATTGAGATAAGCACACTTCGTTGCGTTACAAACTTCTTCAATAGGATACATAACTGGGTTTTGTATTCTTGGATCTAGCTCACATGTGTAAACAGGTGTGTTTGTTTCTCTTAGAACTCTACACATAACATCTGTTTGTTTACCAGCGTCATTACTATCAAAAAATCTACTTGCTGGATCAAGCATAAATATTCGGTCAGCTGGATAAGTTGATGCTGCTGAATTTATACACCATACTTCGTCCCAAGTTCTACCGTTTTGTAAACCAATAGCAAAATCTACTTGCGAGATACCAAGTCCCACCAAAGCAATACTTTTGCCTTCTAAGTGTTCAATCCTATCCACTAGCTCACGCTAGAGCGGACAGAATCATACCTATATTCGTCGCGTGTACCACGACCTTCGGATGTGTTTTTCATTCTGGCTACCGCCTCCTTAAAGCGTCCCTCCAACTGCGCGATAACGTCGGCTGGTTCTTTAAGAAATAACGCACCTTCAACCAAGGAACCATACAACAGGGCGTCACTATAGTCCGTGGATAAAAATGTCGTGCCAGAGTCGCTACCAGCAGTCAAAGAGACTGGTTTATGTAAATAATGAAGTTCCACCGTATAGTCTGAATCAGGTATCGGTGATACTTCAAATGCCGCATCATCAAACAAAGAGTAATATTTTGGTTTACTTCTTGTTGAACCAGATGAAAACTCTTTAATAAATGATGGATGTTTAAAATCTAAATAATCATAAGTTGATGAACTAATTGTCGCCAAGCTCATAGGTGCATAAAAATCTGTAGGTGTTGCTAAAAATCTATTGCCTGTTGTCAGCGTTCCTTGAACATTTTTTCTTTGCTCTGGTAATTGCACAAACGAAAAGATACGATCTTCTGCCTCTTGAATAAATGTAGGTAGTTGTGTTGTAAAGGTGCTTTCAGACACCTCAAGATAGTCTTGTATTGCTGTTTTCAGTGTTCCGAAAGTAAAACTCATGTCGTCACCGATACCTCACCAACTTCTGTAGCAATAGAAAATGTGGTTAAAACAGAACCTAATTTACCGTCACCTACGTTGGTAAAAACTAAAAACTTAGTATTGTCATCTGCTGTATCTGGCCTAGGATCTCTTACTGCTTGAGGATCAATAGCAGAAGGTTTTGGTTGAAGTTGTGGATGTTTAGCGTCCCATTGGTCTGGTCCAACTAACAATCCGTCCCAAGTTTTACGCATATCGCGTAACCTATACCTAAAGCCAGATATGTCGCAGATTCCGTATGAATATTTACCAGATGCAAAAGCCATTATGCGTTATTATAATCCCTCAAGTTTGGTGTTATATGAAATGATGCACGATCTTCGTCTGTTGACAATGCTCTTTGAAACTCCTCTTCGTATAAACCTTTTAACAAACTTGTTCTCTCTGGTGCTCTTTTCAAAGATATGTAATATGCTAAACCAGCTGCTAAACAAGGATAAAATCTAAACGGCATATCTAGTGTATTTGCACCTGCGTCTGCATCATCCATTCTAGTTAAAACGTTCATGTGTACTACATAAGTGCTAGATTTATCAGGCGTTGGCCAAACCTTAATAGTCGGAGTTGTTTGCTTGTTTATAAAATACTGATTTGGCTTACCTGTGCTAGATTTTGTTGTTATGTGTGCATACTCAGCTCTACTTATTTTTGTCATAGGTAAGTCAGTTGTTTCAGTTCCGACAGTTTCTCGGATAAACACGTCTAAAACATCTATAGGCGCTGTTGCATTGGTGCTGTCAATATTATAAGTAGCTGAATCTTTGACCATATCAATAGTTTTCTCTTTTATTGTCCATTGATTTAAGCCACGGTTTGCCCATTCTGCCAGCATAAGATTCAGACTTCTACTTGCACTTTTGAGATCATAACCAGTTCTGAGCTCTAAGCCACAGCGCTCAAACGCCTCTTCAACGTAATCGGCTACGTCAAGTTCAAAGTCTTTACTTCCAGATAATGCCATAATTATTCTCTATCTTCCTCTTGAGCGTATAAATTGTCAAATGTTATAGCTGGGTCTGTGTAACTCTCATGTGCCTCAGCAGAGTGTACCCACTGACTTGGTGAAAAATCTGGTGCACCTTCACCCGTTCTCCATAGCGCTGGATTAGTTGCTCTAACTCTATTGTTAGGCAAAGCAACAAAATTACCTGTATATTCACCTGCGTCTGTTAAATATAAAACATGGCTTTGTTTATGTTGTGCAGGATCATCTGCAATAGAATGATCGGTATAGTCAACCGTAAACATATATTTACCTAAATAAAATTCACCACCTATTTTGCAATACCAAGGACTTGAGCTAACTCTGTCAAGTGTAACCACACTATGATGGTGACTCAGACAGTCCCAAGGTTGTGCTAAATGATCTTGCATAGCAGTTGGCCAATCTTGAAGTGGTATATCACCTACAAGCGCTTGTATTGGCATACGGGCCCACATAGCTCCACCATGTACGTTTTCGTCGGGATAACCTTCAAAATCGGTTTCACAACCTGTAAAAACAACTTGAAAGGACAAAGATCTGTCAGGAATTGTATTAACTGCAAACGCCAAGGCATGCAAATACTCACCATGACCATGTTGATGATTAGTTGTAAACTCTTTTCTTACCCAGCATTTAAACTGCGGGATATTTGATATTAAATACGCCACCTTATTTAATTAAAAAAGTTTACCTTTTTCCGCCTTTAGCTGAGTATTTGGTACCTTTCATAGCACCGCCCATAGATCTACCTTTGGTTTTTTTCATTGCACCGCCTCTAGCCATACCTTTGGTGCCTTTTAGCACATTAGCTTGACCTTGAGCTCTAGTACCGCCGCCCATAAGTGCAGACATGACCGATCCAGGCATATTGCTCATGCCAGGATTAGCTTGCATTTCACTTCTTAACGCAGCGCCACCTTTTGCAAAACCTTTGGTGCTTTTCATAGCTCCACCCATAGCCATACCTTTGGTGCTTTTCATAGCTCCACCGCCAGCACGGTATTTGGTTTTCTTCATACCTCCGCCACCAGCTCTGTATTTAGTTCCTTTCATTTTTATCTCCTTCCAAACAATCCCATGCTTGAATTTATAGTTATCTTACCACCTTTTGCGGCAAAAGTTTTTACATTTGTTGGTTTACCACCAACGCCTTGTTTCTTAGCTCGTTTTCTTGAAACCGCAGATTTAATCTGTGATTTTGTCATTCTGTTTGCTTTTGCAGAGGGCACACACTTTGGATATTTTCTTTTGGCATCTGCTTTTTGTTTAGATCTGCCACACTTTTTAAAGCCACCACCCTTTTTTGGTGCGCCTATATCGACCCAATCTTGCTTAAACCACTCAGTTAATCCGCCTTTACTTTTTGCCATGTGCTTTCCTAATTTCGCTTTTACCACGTTTGAATACGTTAGCTATGCCTGTTTTACCCATAACCTTTGCTCTTTGTTCTCCTACGGTTAGAATTTGTATTTTTCTAGCATAAGGTTTTTTAATTCGTTTAACCTTGTTTACAGTTGCATTTGCGTCCTTCATTGTTGCAAATTTTATTCTTACTGTATCTTTAGGGTTTTCGTCCGTATAAAGACGTCTACCACTACCTTTTGGTTTTTTGCCTGTACCTACTTTCGGATCTTTTTTTCTTTTCATTTTTTTCTTTTGTACTTAGCGCTTTTGCGTTTTGTACCATCTGCTCGTTTTATAAGGCCTCTAGCCTTTGCTGAGGCGCGTTCACTAAAACCAAGTTTTTTACCTTGTCTTAGCTTTCGTCTTATCGTGCTACCTTTCGCTACCATTAACGAGGTATTCTTGTTTTTTTACGTTTAGAATCCATCATAGCTCCACAACCACGTCCTTGAACCATAGTTACAGATCCGCCGTTACGCATAAATCCCATTTTGTTTCTCACTTTTTTTGGTAGTTTTGGCAAACCTTTATTATCAGCAGGTATAGGTTTCAAACTCATTTCACCACCCTCTGCTTTTTTTGCACCTTTGTACTTGCCACCCATTCTTTTATATTCTTGAACCATATAACTATTTGCGTAAGCGCTGGGATATACCTTAAATTTTCTTTTAGCTTTTGCTTTTGCTCTTGCATATATGGAAGGGTTAGCTACATTACTTGGCGTTTTAGATTTAGTGCCACCACCTTTTTTAAATTTTAAAGTACCTAAAGTTTTTGCTTGTTTAGCATGCAGATTACTTGCTTTTTTTAAACCTTTGATAACTTTGTTTACTTTTTTCTTCTGTGTTTTTTTATTCATTTAACATTTCCACCTTCTTCTTGCTTGCCTAATTCTTGAATTAGGATTATTTCTTGTTTTTGCTGAACTTTTTTTAAGTTGTCCTAACGATCTAGCACAAAAAGATTTACGTCTTTTTGCTGCTTTACTGCCTCTTTTAACCTTACCTGTTACAGCTGTCTTAAGTTTAGATCCTGGATTTTTTTTACGATATGCAGCAACACCCTTTTTTGTCATGCCAGCACCCTGTTTGGTAGGGCGATAATTACCGCCCTTACCAATAGTGCGCCGAACTTGTTTAGCTCTGCGCTTGGGTTTGCTAACAGCCATTAGCCGTAGTTTTTGCTCAAAATCAAAATGATTGAGTAAGCATCGCCATTTGAATGACCTACCGTAGTAAAGTCAATATCGCCTGTTACACCTGAACCTGCGTTATTTGGTATCCCAGTAAACTGGTCAAAGTATTCATCGCCACTACTATCAGCTGGCAAAGGCACTGCTAAAACGTTTGTAGAAGCATCAAATTCTATATCGACACCCATACCACGACAAAACCAGTGGATTCTACTTATTGATACACCAGTACAAGCTCTTCCTTTGCTATCAGAGTTTAATGCCGAAACATCAACTTTTTTGACAGAGGATTCGCCTGTACCGTCAGATTCATTAGTAAATTTAAGTATGGCAAGCCTCTCACCATCTTGTATGGTTTGTGAGGTTACTGTATCAGCC